AGTTATCAACGTCGAGTAATGGAACATTGTAATACAAGTCCACCGAGTTAGTAAGACTATCGGTATTGTCAAACTTCATGTAGGTTAGTATCCAATAACATGATGCGACAGTCTCGCCACTCGATATGTGATGCCCTTCGATTATGTGGAACTTGTCTGACAAGAAATGCCCACCCTTTATGTAATCACTAGCAAGCTCATATTTAGACCATGCCGACTGAACTCGCTTTTGACCGCTATTGTAATACTTGTAGATGTATAACGTGTTGTCGTCAGAATCCGTTTGCACGACTACCGTTGAAGCCAATGATGAGGCGCGGATGCTAACAATCTTACCGCTAATGTAGCTAGGTATATGCTCCGAGATGTTTGTGGCCTCAAAGCTAAACTCAGTATTCCCTGTAGGATACATCTCGTAAAGAGCCGATGCCCCAGACTTCTCCTGAGCAAATATGATTGTGTTGTCGTTCACGACTGGGCGAGCGATCGTGCTGTTCTCATAACTGCTGCCAAGAGACAAGGCGGCCGTTGATGGCGTTAAGCCTTGATTACCCTGTGTAAGTAAGAACTGCGCTCTGTCTGAAAAGATAACGAGCTGATTCGCAAAAGGAATAGCCCAGTTGAGATATGTAATCTCATTCACAGATGATGTGATGTCAATGCGGTCTGAGTCCACCGAGTTAATTACAGAGGTGTTCCAGAAGTTGTACGCATTATCTACCTCGGACAATATTACGCTTTCGCCAGCAAGTATGCCTAACCTCGATTTATAGAAGAAAACATCATTGATGGGGTTTCCTATAAAGCTAGGCGCAACGTCAGAGTTCTCGTCGCCTACTGTTTTGTCTGACCACGTTGCTGGTACAAACTTGTAGGTGGTGCTGCTACCAGCTACCTTAATAAGCTGATAAGGCATCGTGGTTTCGTCTATCTGATACTGCAACCCACTTTGCATATCCTCTTTCCACTTGCCAGCGCCAAACTGGTTGTTGGTGGCTACATCGCTGTCGTGCGTAAACTTAATGTAATGGTCGTCGGTATCGTTCTCAATATCGCCTTCCACTTTTATCAAGTAGTTATTTGGCGCGGATGTTGGCAATACCGAGATTCGATCAGTCTTCTCTGTAATGGTTTCAACCATCGAGTCGCCGTAAGAGTCGCCCACCTCAATGTTAATTAGAGAAGCATCGGCATCCGCCTTGGTTGCGTAAGAAGCATACCATGAGATTATAGAGCCGCTTGTTTGTGCAACCCCAGAGCTGTCCTCTATAGGTAGTCTTTGGAAATGTATTCTATTTCTAACAGGTGCGGTAGCCGACTCGCCAGTAGCCGTACCATGTCCACCAGTTATGTCAGAAACCGTAAATCTCGTATCGTTTCCTACATTCCTAACCAGCGCGGCATTCGTTGCGTTTACATCAGTTCCTGCGTCTACGGTAGCATGGACATTGACAAGATACGAGCTTTCTGTCTCGTCATAGACAAGATTTGCTTTTAGCTTCATAGTAACCGTCTCACTCCTCAAGTTAATGGCTGCTACCAAGTTCTCCATTGTCTCTAGCATCGTGCTACCTATTGCTACGCCAATGTTTGAGCCGTCGGTTGCAACCCCAAACTCATAAGACGTTGTGGTAGACAAACTTGTGGCGGCGGTCATAGTTATCTTGTCATTAACATTTGGTTGCGTTACAAATGTAAGGTAGCCATGGTCATAGTTGCTGCCACTCAAATCCGTCGTGCCACCCACGCCGTTAAACATATGATGATCGCTATCGTCAGACCATCGTAGTGAAATCCCCAAAGCATAATCGCTGTGTTCGGTATACCCAGCGCCTCTCCCAGCCGAGTTGTAAAACGCAATACCTCCTGTACTATCCGAGTCCTCTTCTAGCCCATAGTGCATAGCTCCAGCCACCGCATCAGACGAGATGTCTCTCTTGCTACTAGCTCCTCCATCGCCTGTAAATACTTTAATGCTTCTTGTCGTGCCTTCCGAGTCTGTAGCCTTAATAGTAAACTCAGAGCTATAAGCACTTTCTTTAATAAAGATTAAACCGCGCTTAACGTGTTCACGCTCATACATTCCATCACCACCAGACGTTGTTGCCTTTAATGCTGGTGTCTTGTCCTTGTTAGCTATGAATGTGTAGTCAGCAATCGTAACCGCTGACCAAGGGTGCGTGTCGTGGCTGTTAGCTACATCGAGGTAGTTAAGGTCAGAGTCCGAAAGCGTAGCACCAGCAGAGTTTTGCAAGACCTGTTGCTCCAAAGTGTCTTTCTCTTCGTTTAGCTTTAGCAACATAATATCTGGCGTTGCGTCTGCCCCATCTCCATCATAGCCAATAACCAGCATCAACTGCTCGCCAGAACTACGGTTGATTACATGAGTAAAGGTGTTCTTTGATGGATGCTGAAGGGCTGATAATCCTCCACCCTCTATCATCTGCACATAATTAGTGCCAGCGCGTTTAGTCAGCCCCTTAATTGGGTCAGCGGAAAAGTTAGTCTGCGCTGTGCATTGATTATCAAAACGCTCTGAGTCGGGCTGTTGAGAAACACCGCCTGTAAGGTTCTTGATGTTCTTTTTTGTGTAAGCCATTACGAGCGACGGACGAGTGAGAAAGCCACAGTCGAGCTGTCGCCTAACATATTGATTTTATCTACGCCGAACTCGTAGTCAGCCAACTTAGCCTTAGCCTCAACCTCATCACGCTCACTAAAAGCACGAATGTCTTTCGAGCCAACCATGCGATCGGCGAAGGTGCGAGCAGCGCGGATAACACAGTAACGCTTCGCTGCTTCTGGCAATTCTAGGAACTCTAGCAAGTAAACGCCTGTGATAGTAATAGTGTCTCCAGCGGTAAACGTGTCAGTCTTATCCTTCATCGAATAAACAAAACCGCTACGAATCACATAATCTTCGCCAGAGCCTTGGTTGCGTATCTGCACATACGGCTCTGGGCTTGTAGCAACATACTTACCGCTGCCGTTTGCTGTTAGAACTCTATCCTCTTCTGTGTTAAAGACGTAAGAATCCAAGCAAACATCACGCACGACCTCATCCAATACAGTTACAGCAGCAGACACCTCATAGGCTGGGTCGGCGAGATCTGTTACGGCTGACTCCCCAATGGTTTGCAGCATTGTGTTTACTGCTTGTAAAGCTGTTGTCGTGGTTATTGCCATGCTTTAGTAGGTAATGTGAATAAGGATTGTCTGCGTAGTAGTTCCTGTAAGCTTTACGGATAATGCTGGAGGCATACAGTTGCCACCAATAAAGCCAGCTCCAGCTCCACTAGGATACATCACATCGACACCCACGCCCTTTCCCGATGAGGTAAACGAGGCAGACATTAGCTCTGTTGGGGCGGAATCCACATCAATAGCTCCAGCGTCGTAAAGAGGAAGATAGTATGTTGCGTCCTCTGTTGAGGATAGTGAAACCCATACTGACTTTGCGCCAGCAAGGCTAATGGGGTAAGTGAAGTCGTTTTGTGCAACGCTTGCGAATGAATAAACGTGCGCCGCCTTTACTGTCCGAGCGCTATCATCTTCGCGGCTTGCTTGGAAGACTGTTGTGTGTGGTTTGATGGCCATAATTTAATTTTTGTTAGGGAAGGGCGAGGTGCAAAAGCACCCCACCCAAGTAGTTAAACCAACTTAGTCGTTAGCTACAATTTTAATACAGCCATCAGGACGGATTGAATCCACGCCGATTGCCATCTTTGTATTTAACAGAGTCGCGTTGCGCTCTGGAATGTAGTTAGCCTCTGCTGTTACACCCTTCAATGTTACTGTTCCAGCTGTTCCTCTATGGAATGCTGTTGCCCACCAAAGTGAGCCATCGAAAGAGTGGTCAGTTGTAGGGTCTACGCCACCGAAGTCAAGCAAACCAGCAGCAGCCTTTTGAGCAGCAGCATTCTTGCCAGCGTAATCAGCTTGGGTCTTCATTGAGATAATCTCGAAGCCAAGGTAATTAAACGACTGCTGACCTTTAGCGCGATCGCCACTTGTATTAAAGTCGCGCCCTAGAGCTGCGTCAGTATTTAGTAGTTGATAGAACTCGTAAGGACGAAGAACCAAGCAACGCTCGTTAGCTGGAACAGCCAAGTTATCAAACTTAGTTGCACAGTTTTCGATTGTTGTTAGCAATTCTGCATCAGTAGCGAACTGAGCCGTTGCGCTGAAAGCAGCAGCAGCAGCCAGAGTCTCTGTAGTTGTTGCATCGTTAGCCATTGCAGCCAATAGGAAAGCATCATGCTGAATAGCAAGTGCTGCCCCAGACTGCGCAGCTAGTGAGCCACGAATATCGTAGTGAGCTTTCATCTCATCGAGGTCATCGACAAGTTGTGCTGCATAGATAAGCTTATCTATTACAATAGTCTTTTCGCCAGAAGTAGCGCTTGATGCGTTATCACCTGTAGGAGAACTTAGAATGTCCTCTCCAGGTGTGTGCATCTTTGCAGTTTCTACTGCGTATGTAGGGAAGCTTGCGCTTTTACCCGATGAGATTGTGCGATTCATCAAGCGGTCTTTTAGCTTTGATGTTTCGTTATATGCCAGCACCGTTTCTCCACCATAGATCTGAAGGAAATTCGTGTGCGAGTGTACGCCAATGTCTGCCATAATAAACTCCGTTGTTAGACAGTTTTGCCCTCGTTAAAAGGGCGATGTGTGAGATTGGTTTTAACCAACTCGAAAGTAAAAAACAAATGAACACACTCTCGAAGTTGTCTCAACACGCTGGCCGTCGTAACGGCTAGGGAGAGGCTTGCTGTAGCATTCATTGATTTAGATGTTTGATTTAGATGCTTTGCGAGCAACTGCTGCTCGATAGGCTGAATCTTGTTTGTAGCGTGGGTCGCTCATGTCGGCAAGCATCTGCGCTTGCGATTCATAACCGCCCTCCGCTTGTGCAATCGCGTCAGCTTTAATTAGCCTAGATTGCCTTGGTGCTGTGTTTCCTTGCATACGTCCGTTAAGGTTGTTCACAGCGAAACGCATTTCGTCTAGCGTTCCGTTCTCTACGATGTTGTCGAAGATGCTTATCTCTGATTCAGATAAGTTATCGCCAGCCCACTTCTGTAGTGCTGGGTAATCGGCTACCTCTGAGGTAACTTCCTTTAGCTCGTTGGCTTGCTTGTAGTTCTCTAACTCTTGAATATGGTCTACTGCCTCTCTTGGGATTCCAGCTCCCTCAAACTTCTCATAGACCTGTTCTGTTAGCTCCCCATCTTCTTGCAGAGCCGCAAAAGCAGAAGTAACACCTTCTCTGAAATCGTTACTTTGGGGATCGCTAACGTCAGCCTCATCGCTGGCAGACTCCTCTTCATCACTAGCTTCGCTAACTTCGTCGCC